AAGACAACCACGTACAGGTCATCGTTGATGTTGCTGTCCGCGTTGATCGACACATCGAGAGTCCCGGCTTCGAGCACGCTCCATACCTTCATCAAAATGTCGCCGTAGCAGCTTCCCGCGCTGCGCAGTTGAGATGAACCAACCTCCACAACGCCTTCATCGCTTCCCTCCATCTCGGCAATAAGCGTCGGGTTTCCGCCCGTGTAGAACGACGCAGTAGCGAAGATCAGATCATCGGCTTGAACCGTCACATGAACGATCTTTCTGCTCTGCCCGCCCGTTGCGGAATCGACTTTCGTTAGCGTAATCACGCGGCTACCTCACGAGTGACCTCGTAGACCCACTCGAAGCCCTTGGCTTCTTTGACATCCTCCGGCATGTCGATCGTCATTACACTGCTGTCCGTCAACGTTTCTGGAGCCGAAGTCAGGTCAATCTCTCCGTGCGTCTGTCCCGCAACGATCGTAGCCGTCCCAATCGAGACGCCCCCGAGCTTGAACGCGATGCCGATGTTCGCCGTCGGCGCTCCACCGTTGGCATAGACGTGGATCTTCCGGAGCTTGACCGCAGTTCCGTCCATCGAAACGCCGTTGAAGTGCTCCGTCTTCCAGCCCGTCCCAGTCGGGAACGCCTGCGCATTCGGCAATCCGGTTCCAAACGACCCCGCCGAGAGCTGCCCTATGTGATGGTCGTGGTTGTGCGGCGTCGGAGCGAAACTTCCGCCTGACAGTTGCAGCCACTCCTTGCCGCTCCCAAGGTCGAACACGATGTATTCCACGCCCGCATCCGTGTCAACATACCGTTGCTCCATCGGGTAGTCAGCGGGATCAAGCGTTCCTACTGGCGTCCCTGCCCCCGGAATCGTACTCTCGTATCGGTCCCTCATGTGATCCTCCCTAGCTCTCCGGCTCCGGGTCCACGATGATCTGATGGACGTACACCGGCTCGGTCAGCGTGTGGCTCGCCTGAGTCGCATCGACAATCAGGAAGATGTCAAGCATCTCCCCCTGAGTAAGGCTTCCGAGGTTGATCCACGTTTCGTTCTGCCCGAGGTTGTTCTGGCTGTCAGCGGCGACTACCGCCTGCGAAGCAGTTGCTCCATTTCGGGACTCGCCCGCACCCGTCGTCTGGTACTCGATCTTCAAGTACGCATCCTTACTCGCGACCGTGTTCGGGCTACTCCACACGACTTTTACCACGGTATCTTCCGTGGTCGGCATCGCGACTCGCGTTGCGATGTGCAGGTGGCGCTTGACGCCCGCTGCAAACACAGCCACCGGCAGCTTGAGGGTTCCAACCTCTGCGATGTGCGCAGCATCGTCGCCCGGAAGCTCGAACTGCCCAGGGCTGAACTCCCGACTCACCCCAAACCGCTGGACGTACAACGCCAGCTCCTCGATGTCCTTGTACGTCGAGTAGAACCACCAATCGAACCACGAAGACGGCGGACGCTGACGGACAAGCCAATCCTTGCTCTCATCGGCAGGCTCGGTTCCTTCAGCCACCCAGTACGTCCGCTGGCTCAGAATCTTCAACGCTGCATTCGGGTTTGGCATTTCGCTCTCCTATTCTAGTTGTATTGTGTTGCCCTGTCAACAGGAAAACAAGAAATGAATGCAGTTTCCGCCTGTTTCATTTCCTCTCTTCCCCCGCTTTCGCTCTGTCCACACGTGTGGATTAGATAATGATCCCCGACAGCTTCCCTGCGTCGAACCCGTCATCGTCGTCGAGATTCGGGACTGTCGGCCAGTCTGAGAACATGAACCCGCCCTCGGCGCTCACCGTGAACCCAACGCCCGCCGCTACGATCTCATCAAGGATCGCAGCTACCTCCACTCCGATGTTCGAGTCCGGCGAGTACAAGAACCGCCCGTAGTCGAACCCATAGTCCGAGTCGAGATCCGGCACAGTCTCGGCTTCCGCGAACATGAAAATGTCCTCAGTCGTATCCTCGTCGAGGTACTGCTCGGGGATCGCAACCTCCATAAACGAGTCAATGATGTCGATCCCCAGCGATGGGCTTGAGTTCAAGTACACTGAGATCTCTTCCGGAGGGATCTCCAGCACCCTCCCGAGAATGCCTTTGATGTCGTTCACGTGTCCCGTGCTCGTGTCGATCCAAACTTCGGTGTTCAATCTGTAACGCAGATCGTCGTCGGATTCCCCCTCCGTTCGGTACACCCCGTACCTCGCGGCCAACACATCGAGCTTGTGTCCCGTGGCCGAACTCAGCCCCCAGTCTCCTTTGATCTCAGCGAGCGCCTCACCGAGTTCGTGAATTGACTGGCTTAGGCAAGCCAACAGCTTGTGCAGGTTCTTCCCCGCGTCGTCACGCCCGTAGTAATGCACGAGACGCCGGAACAATCTGCGCTTGATCTCAGCGAGAGAAGTCAGGTCTACACTCATGCGGCCTCCACCGTAATCAGGCTTGGATCGGTTACGGCCATCTCCGAAACGGCGATCGTGAGATTGCTCGTGCCTTCGGGATCAGCCGAGAAGCCCAGCGTGATCGAAGCGTCAAGAACACCAGCGACCCCCATGATCGCACTGACAATCTTCGAGGCGATCACATCGTCTGCCGGAGCAATCCCCGTTACGAGAGCACCGCCAGCATCCTCTCCACCGATGTACTGGACAATCGCATCTTTCACCTGATCGTCGCCGTCCACCGGAAAGTCCGTGTCTTTCGTGACAGTCGCAATCACGTAGACCGGCTTCTCCGTCGGACGATTGAAGCGCATCGTGTGTTCCTGGCCGTAGTCATCCTCGACCAAAACCTCGACAGTTCCCTCAGTCCGAATCCCCGCAGCAACCACGTTCATCAGGCACTCGGCGATGTCCTGCGTCTCTCCGCCGTAGACCGTCAACTCAACCGACCTCCGGCGCAGCCCTTCCACTTCCTCATCCTCTCGGTTGTGCCGATACCCCACTGAGCGCACTCCCGAAACTGCCCACACGTTCGCAACGATCTTCCGGGGGATCGCCGAAGCGCCCCGGCCCTTCGAGATCAGGAAGCGGTTGACAAGATCTGCATCAGACTCCTCGTTGCAGCCACTCGTAAACGCTCCCACCGTCTCCGACGTGATCCGCAACAACGCATCATGTCCGGCAACCGCAGAGCCGTTGAGGTAGAACGCTCCCCCGGAATACGGATCGGTGCTGTTCGTCTCCCACTGGATCACCCCGCCGCTCGTCGCGTGGTTGACCAACGCCACGCGCAGAACGCTTCCACCCTCATGTGCGTCCAGCGCCAAGCCTTCCCACGTCACCCACTGCGAAGCTCCTGCCGCAAGCGTCACTTCCTTCGAGTGAGATCTGCACAGCCGCGCTGCCGTCCCGTGGTCGAAGACCTCCAAATGCAGGTTGTACGTGAGTTGCCCTGCGGTCCCGTTCTTGAGCTTGAGCGAGATCTTGCTGACCTTGTGCGGATGCTCAATGTCTGCAAGCCTCACGGTCTGGAAGTCCGTCACCCCATCGTCCTTCGCAACCGACTGTACCGCGTTTCCCACGTTTGCCAGCGAGAGCGTTGCCGCATGATCCCGATTCGTCACACCCGAGATCCCAGACACGGAATCGTCAAGCGTGTCGATGATCCCCGCACGGCAGTTGAAGCTCGGGCCGTAGTCCATCGCCTCAACCAGCACATCGACCGACCCGCCGGCCAGAATCGTTCTCTCTTCCGTTGTCCGGTAGACCTTCTCTGTCGAACTTGCCGATACCTCAGTCGCTACCGGGATCGTTGCTCCGTTCGTTCCTGAGAACGTGACAACGTTCGTCGCTCTCTGTGCCGGATCGCGGACGAGCCGCTGAAACTCAACCAGATCTTCGAGGCTTCGCCCGAACGCCCCGCCGACCTTGTTGGCGTTGTACACGGCTTCTGTCTCTTGATGCAGCAGATTCAGCTCGCCGAGCGCTGCCTCGGAGAAGATCGTGATCGGCGACCCTCCTTCAAGATCCAACTCGCTCCCAGGCATCGGATTGCCGTCTTCGTCAGACCATGTAGCCGCTCGAAGTCGCGCTCGCAGAGCTTCCCACAGCTCTTGGAACGTCGGACGCCGATACCCTGTGTTCAGCAACCCCCAACTCATGTGTTCACCGTCCTCGTCCCATCCAACATCTCGCCGCTCACAAGCACGGCCTTGAAATCGACCGTGATCGTCCTCTGCTTCCGGTCGAAATCAGCCAGCTCTAACCACGTCACTGTCCTCACTCGCTTGTCCGCGTAGATCTCTTCGAGGATGTCACGCAGAATCAGCTCTTGCGGCGTCCCTTTCTCCCAGTAACGGAAGTACGGCACTCCGTCAGACAGCTTGCAGAACCGTTCGCCTTCCCACATCCGGAGACGCAGCCGAATCGCCTGCTCGACTTCTGCAAGCCCCGAGATCATCTTGACCCGCCCTGTTGAACGAACGATCTTGATGTCATCGGTCGCCGTGTCAATGTCAAAGCTCAGTCTCTCCATCAGAACCCCCGGTCGCTTTCAACCTGCTCAGATCCCGCGATCGAACTCTCGTTGGCAAACGCCCCGGCGATCAGTTCTGCCCCGGCCACTTCCAGCAAGCCCGCAATCGGAGCCAGTTGTCCACCTGTCGCAATAACCGCGAGATCGACCACGCCGCTCCAGATCGCACTCAATGTCTGCTCCAGATCTCCCTCGCAGATCCCCGCGAGGAAATCGAGCGTCGATTGGATCAAAGGCAGGTCGAGTCCTTCACGCAGAGCGATCTCGGCAACCGAATCGAGGATCACTTCGTTGGCGCTTTCCTTGATCTTCTGCACTCCGGCGTCGATCGCCGCTCCCAGAGCATCCGCTCCGATCTCGTCCAGCGTGATCTCGCCGTCTTCGGCCCAACCCTTGAGCGTCTCCCATCCCTCTTTCAGGAAGCTCGTAAAGCCCGCGATGTTTTCTTCCCCGATCACGCCTTTCAGAACATCGAGATCCTCTTCCGAGAGATCGGACATGAACGCATCAGCCCACTGGATCATTCCAGTGACGAGCTGCTGCGTCAGCTCCTCCTCCAGTCCCGCGAAATACTCCGCTGTGAGTTGAGCCACAAGCTCTCCAGCAGGATCTCCCGCCGCATCAATCAGTCCTGCGACGGCCTGTTCCTCGGGAGAGTAGTCTGCTCGGATTGCTTCGCTCGCCGACTGCGGACCCACCGTAGGCTGCTCTGTCGGTTCATCGTCAGCTCCATCACCCTCTGACGAGTCCACACGTGTGGACCCCGTTTCATCTCGCGGCTCGTCATCGCCTGTTTAAAGGTCGCTTGTCGCCCCCTGTTCAAGAGAGCCTGCGGGTTGATCTTGCTCCCACGCCCCAGTCAAGAGATCGGCGATCGTGTCGCCCAAGCCATCCAACTCCAGACCCAGCGCGTCGGCCACCGATCCGATCGGGTCGTTCAAGAAGTTCGCGGCAAATACAACGTTCACACACAGGTACTCGATGTATCCCTTGATAAGCTCCCACAGCCTCGCCCAGTCGATGTCGATAACAGTCGGGCGTCCCGGTGGCACGAAATCGTTGATCGGATTCAGCCGCGCATACACGAGCTTCGACGTGTGCATCGCAACCCTGTTCGGGCTTGGCCCACTTGTCGGCGACCCGCACGCCGGACAGATGTGCGTATGACTCTCGTAGTCTTCCGCCAGCGGTTGCAGTGCCACACGGTACTGAGCGTCAACCCCGAGCCTGATCCCCCGGCGATTCGGAGACTGAATCATCCATGTTCCGGCCAGCGCTCCCGAGCGATAGCAGACAAGCCGCGCTGCCGTCTCCGTGTGCTCCACAAGCCAATCGTCTGCATGTCTCTCCGGCAGGTAGAAATCGTCATCAGCTCGGATCGACCCAAGCACAATTACGTCCGTCAGGTTATGCGACCGCTTGTATACAGGATGATCCTGGCGGCGGTGCTTCTTCACTTGATCGAGTGCCTTATCGTGGACGACACAGACAACGAGATCGCCACGCTTCCCGATCTTGTACGGCCTGCGCATGATGTACGGCCCCGCTCGGTCGATGTTCACCGGCACGTCGTACACTTTCTTCAAGCGCATCGGCTTGCCTTGCATCTCCTCGCGGAGTTTCATCAAAGGCCGGACCTTCGCTCGGCCTCTCTTTTGGTCGAGTTCAAAGATCTGCGCGAGGATCACACACCACGTTCCTTCGAGCTTCTGGTTGATCCTCTCGTCGATCAGGTCAGGGATACGTTTCACTCTTCCAACTCCTGTAGCGTGAGCTTCGTCACGAAATCCTTGGTCGGCGTTCCTACGTGACTGCCTTCGACGATCTTGAGCGTCTTCACGTCTCCACTTGTCGTAATCGCGTCTTGGAGATCCACGAGCTTGTCTGCACCCAGTCGGGGATCAAGCAGCACTTGGCACGAGTATTGCCTAAGCGGAGCATCGCTCTCGGGATCGTTCGGCTCCTCGATCGCCAACGGCTCAACGTGTCCAATCAGACCGTGCTCTGCGGAGATGAGAACCCCCGAGTGGACTGTCCCTACACCCTCTCGATGAAAGTGAATCAGCCCGCTCTCGACGTGGACCTCGTACGTCGCGTTCTTGATCTCCAGCAGGTCAGCAACGCACTTCTCCAACGCCGACTTGATCGTTTCGTTCGCCGCCGTGATGAATCCTGTCTCATACTCAAAGTTGTCGCGGCCCGGGATCTCGATCGTGCCTTGCCCAAAGCCGCTCGCCTTGCACAGGTCTTTCACGACCTTCCGGACCTTCGTCCCAGGCTCCCAGTCCTTGTTGACTCGCTTCGTCAGCCATTGGTCGTGACTGTCTCCGATCTCGATCTTCACTGCCTTGTCCACGCCGTCCCACGTGACCTCGACCTTTTCGATCTCTCCGGAGATCAGCCCTTGCAGATTCGGCCCCTGCCAAATCGTCCCCTCGTATCCGGCCTCAACGATGATCGGATCGCCGCGCTTGAGTTCCGAGATCGTCGCCATCGTCAGGTTCGAGATCACCACTTCACCTAAGTTCGACGCGCTGTTGGTCCCAAACGGAATCGAGAACTCGATCCAGAATCCGCCCGTGCCTTTGTAGGTGTACGACTTCCCTATAGCCGGGAAGCTCACGCGCATGATCCTCCGGAACAGCACTTCTTTGCTCACTCGAACCTCGTCATCAGCCACGGGTACACGGATACCAGCAAGGTATCCCTCGTCACGTCGTTCTGGTCATCATCGAAATTGGCATCGAACGGGATCACCCCGAGCCACCGCAAGTCGCGATGTGGAACTCCAAACAGCGCGTCTCGCCCATAGGCCAGCACTCGGCCATGGACGATTGCGTTCCCGCTCTCGTCGTCAACGTCCAGCGTGTAGCGCTCCATCTGTGGGTTGTATCGCAGGCGAAACTTGACTCGCTTCCCTGCGTGCCAAATCACTGCGATCGCCGGTAGTTTCGTCTTGTCAAACCAAAGAGCTTCCATCAATCACCTACTCGGTTTCCTCCGCTCCACCGGACTCTGTTCCTTCCGTTTCATCCGACGAGAACATATCCATCACCAAGTCGAGTGCTGTTTGCAGGAGCGAGGCATCCGTACTCTCCCCGCCGTTGCCGTTCTGCGGATCTCCCGAGCCGTTGTCCGAGCTGCCCTCGGAGCCTTCTCCGGTTACCGGATCTTCCCCTGGCTCGTATTCCGACTCCCCCGCCGTCGCCCAGTTGACTTGCTGGAGGGTGCAGGAGAACGAGAACGCATTCGCCTCTCCCTGTTTATGAACCGGAGACAGATGCTTGATGACCATGTTCTTTCGCAGAGCCATGTTCGAGAGGAACGGCACGGCAAGCCCGTGCTCGAAGATGATCCGCAGAGCGTGGTAGTACACGTGATGCAAGAACTTGTCGCTCACCCACTGGCCTCTGACCTTCACCTTGTAGGGCTTGACGTGGACGTGATCCGAGAGCGGCTCGCCGTCTTCCAGCACCTTCTCTGTGATATCCGCTTGATGCTCCGGATTCTGTTCCTCAACGATGTTCACCGGCACAACGCCAAGCAGACACATCTCGGGCAACCAGAGTTTCTTTGTCGTCCCCGTATCACCGCCCAGGGCGTGCGCCATATCGGTGATCGTATCGACAACAGGCTCGAACACATCCCTGACGCCTTGATCGACGTTCGCCTTGCGATCCCGAATCTTCTGTACGAATTGCTGCCATCCGCTTTGTGAAGAAGTCTCCTCGCTCCCCTCCAAGCTCGCAGGGACATCGACCAAATCGCTCCCGACGGTCGCTGCTTCCGCAGCCCCGTACGGGCTATCTTCGTAAGCTGCCAGCGCTTGTGCTTCTTCGCTCATCTCGGTTGTCTCTCCAGCGATCCTCTAAACTGCCGCGCTACCAGCGCGTTCACCTTTGCTTCCAGTTCGGCTAAGATGCTCTGCGCCACCGCATCAGGATCTCCCGCGCCGTCAACCTGAATTGCTCCCGGCTCGATCCTCAGTTCGATGTTTTGCCCACCGACAAGCGACTCCGGCTCCGGGAATGGCCCCCAGTCAGGCTCCAGCAACTCAAATCTCGGCTCGCTCGTTGCGTACTGCCGGAGATCACTGGGCAACTCCGACGGCTCCGGAACGTTCCCAGGCCCATAGATGTCCTCCAGATCAAACAACGGATTGCCGAGCACGTCGTACCCGATCGGGGTCGGCGCTCCGGAGTACGCCCGATACTCCAGCGGTGCGATGTCCAAGCCCAGCCATCCAAAGGCGGTGTTGAGCGCACCGATGATCTTGTTGACCCCCGAGTACACCCAGTTGACAAGCGTCACCGTGAAGAACTCCTGGAAGTGCAGCCCAATCGTCTGGAACCAGACGGGCAACGACTCGGTAAACAGCCGCAACGGTTGCACCAAGTATCGGTCGATCCCGCCGCCGAGAGCCTTGAACAGGTTCCACCATCCGATCGCGCCTTCTTTCAGAACCGAGTCTCCTCCCTTGAGCGCTACCCAGATGTCTTCCAGCACAAGCACGATCCCTGCCAGAACGAGCAGCCACTTCCCGAACGCGAGAGCACTGCCCGCCCCTGTCGCGATCCCGAGCTTCTTCAAGATTGCCGCGCCAACCTTGATCGTTCCCAGCGTCCCCGCGATTGCTGAGAAGATGCCGACAAATCGCCCGATCTGAGCGCCCGCAGGCGTCATTCGCTCCACGGCGATCCGCAGGTAGTAGTTGATGTCGCCCCACAGCCCCCGGAACGGTTCTCCGGCGACTTCCATGAAATCGCCCATCGCCCGACCGAGACTCGTGACGCGGTTCTGGGTCACGTCGAACATGAACTCCGCGCCTTCCAGCGTGGTCGTCGTGCTCGCTCCCAGGGCATCAACCAGAATCCGCAGGTTGTCAATCGGGCCGTTCTCTCGCGACATTTCGCTCGCAATCTCGAACGCTCGTTCCCCCGCAAGCAGCGGCATCTTGAGGCGTCGGCTCGCCTTGATGAGCATGTCATAGCTTCCGCCCATCGCTGTAGCAACTGCGATCCATGCCATCTCAGCAGACATTGCATCGCCACCCATGCGGATGATCGCGTTGTTCACGAGATCCACAATGTCCATCACAACATCGGCCTGCCCAGGGGCCATCGCGAAGATCGGAAGCGCCCACTGAGCCAAATCGCCGACCGTGACCATGTGATGCAGTCGGGTCACTTCGCCCTCGAACAGATCCACGACTTCGGGCAACTGATCGCCAACGACCGCTCGCAGGTTCGCCAGGTTGTATTCGAGTTGCATCGCGGCATCGAGCGAGTTCTTCGTGAAAGCAAGCCCCGCGACTCCCACAGCCGCGAGGCCCACTGCCGCATCGTCAAGCGTATCCACGAACGAACTCACCTGGTCGTCTGCCGACTCAAAGCTCTCCCCGATCGCTTCGCCTGCCTCGTCGCCTGTGTCAGCCATGACATCAAAGGCATCGCTTCCCTCGTACGTCGTGCCGATAAGCTCATCGACTTGCTCATTCGCGATCTCCAGATTCTCGTCAAACGAGTTGATCTGTACGCTGATTACTGCTTCGCGAATCGCATCGCCCACGGGCTACTCCTTCTTGAACAACCGGCTGAACAAGCCAACCGATCGCTTCATCTGATCGCTCTCGTATTCAGAAACCTCTTTCATCACTCGGAGAAGTCGCTTGCACGGCCAGCTTTCGATCGTGTCCAACGGATCGCTGCCGTGAATCCAGCAGCGGATCATCGCTTTACGAAGATCCGCCGCCCTCTTCTCGTGCTTCTTTCGTTTGAGCGGGGCGAGGCCGACGAAAGGACGTGAACTCCCTCACCAACTGGACGACTTCACTCTCGTGATCGAAATCGCCGACTGCGAGCTTGGGAGCCACGCAGTCTCGGAGGATCGCTTTCGCGTACGTCCGAGCCGAGAACCCGTTGGGCGTCTGGGCTTCTTCTTGCTGTTCGAGCACCCACTCCACGCCCGGGTCCGTCATCACCAGATCATGCCGCCCGATCTTTACCTTGTGCTGTTTCATCCCTCATGCCTCCTTCGCATTCTGTTGCGTTGCCCTGCTAGTTGAAGATCAAGCGATTCGTCTCGATCTCCACTTCCATGTTCTCCGCGTCCTTGTCCCCTCGCGAGAACGGCGCGGCCTTCTTCACCCAGGCTTGCTCTGCGGTGAATCCGTCGTCGCCGTCTTCGTTGTTGTCAATACAGACAACCGGGAACGTATCCCGCGACTTCTCCAACTCACGGAACTTCTTTGCCCACGGAGACGTTTGGAGAATCACGATCTTGATCGAACCCGACTGGTTGTTGTTCGTGGTCCGCGCCGAGGCTCCCGTAGCCCCGACCTTGATCGCATACTGATCCTCGTACCGCTCCGCACGGATAAAGTTCCCGTCGCCCCATCCGGTCACATAGTCGCCATTGACCATCGTGACAACTTTCGCTGGATCGTACAGTCGGACATCATTCTCGGGCATTACTGCTCACCCCCTCAGTCGTACTCTCCGGTGATCGGCTGGATGTACTCTTCCGTCAGGATTCCGTTCACCGTGACTTGGTTGATCGCTCCTGCGGCGGTCGCCCACCAAGGCAGATCGCTCAGGATTCGGTTCTTCACGTCGAGGGGATCGCAGTCTTCCCGGCGCGGCGGCTTGACTTGGTACAAGCCGTTGCCATCGAGATCCTGTGCGACAATGTAGTACGGTCGCCCCACGCAGATCTCCAACGCCTGCCGGACAAGACCCGCAAGGAACAGGATTCCCGTGTCGTCATACGGGATCTTGTCGTGCTGACTCAGCGCGTCCCAGATCTTCTCCTTCATGGTAGCACCCATGAAGTCGATCGCCCGAACGAGATCGGCCCAGAAACCGCTCGTCGCCATTCCGCCCGTCGTCGTCAGATGCCCCACAGGGTTCTCCCAATAGGTCATCACGTTTCCGGCTTCCAGGGTGCTCCGCTCCGTGGTCGTAAGCTCCGGATCTGCAATCGAGTCGAGCATCAAATGTCGCCAGTTGACGCTCCCCGGATACCGTGCGCCAATTCGTCCGGCCAGGGCCGCATCGAAATGCTCATCAAGGTCGCTGTGGTAACACGCCACGACTCGGTTCGCAGCATAGCTCGCCGCCGCTGTGACGATATTTGCAACCGTTTCATCCGTCTTCCGGTGAGCCAGGAACATCCGCTCCTGGGCGGCAACCCAATCGGCCAGCTCGTCGCGATCTCCGGCAACCTGTTCTCGCTCGGCTTGAACGAGGAAGTACCAGCCCGTGTTTCCTGCAGCCAGCAAAGCGTTGAGCGCAGCCGACAGTTCCTCGGGCGTCGGCTCCTCGCCGTCTCGCGTCACATCGAGCACGGCCACATCGCGAGGCCGAGGCGTCTGTGAAAACAGAGCTTGAGCCGCGTCGTAAGCCGCTGTCGTGTTGTCGAAGTCAGCACTCACTTCCGTCAGATCGTTGTAGAGCAACCATTGATCTTTCTTCTCTCCGTCCGCTGTGGACGTGAGAATGAGCGCCCGCCCAAACTCCCTGCGCTTCACCGGAGCAAGCGTATTGCTGATGTTTACGATAACATCACTCATGTTCGCTCCTCCCTATCCACACGTGTGGATTCACTCGGGGTCAATGAAATCGTCGGAGACAACGCTGCGAGCGGGCTGCTCGGTGTATTCGTCCTCTCCGTTCTGTCTCACGTGGCCGGTCGTTACAACCTTCTCCACGCTCTCAATCTGCTCGGCGATCGTCTCGCCGTATTTCAGTTCCAAGTCAAACTGCCTGTGAGCAAGAGCATCGTTCTCCGTGTGGAACCTCGGATCGAACACCCGCACCGTTCCCGCATCAAGCACTTGCGCATCCACCTGAATCAGTCTCAGGTGGCTTTTCCCCCGCAACCATCCCCTGACTGCCGCCGCGATTGACTCGATCGAATCGTCCGCGTCGTAACTCGCGTCCGGATCGGCCCAGATATGGCAGCTCAGATCCAACCTTGGCTCATGTCTGTGAAGTCGAAGAACGTCCGTTGAATAAGGCGGATCAGCGCCCTGTGCTGCGGCTACGTTTTCGTAGTCCATCGGGCGCAGCCGACCCGTTTGCTTCGGATCGTCTCGCCCTGACGAGATCACTGTGTACGTTGCGAAAGGCGGTGTCCGTCTCAGTCCTTGCCGACGTTTGTCCTCCGCGAAGAAATCCGTCAGGCACGTGTCGGCCATCAGCCCCTCGCGGATCGCATTGATGACAACCAGCTCTCTCGACGCGCTCATCTCGCGTTCCTCGCCATGTACAGATGCACGATTCCCATCCGGAGGTTGTGCTCCCGCTTCTCTACGGTGAACGAATCAGTCTCGCCCGTAACGGGGTTCACTGATTCGACTTTCGCCCCGATCTTCACGTCGTTTGCGGTCCATCCGTGAGCTTCGAGTTCGCTTGCCAGGATACGCAGGTGGAAAAGCTCCATGTCGAACGCCCCGGCCCCGATCGTTCCCCGATCGAGTGCGCGGTTGTGGACTGGAAGGATCTTGCCCTTAAGCGTGATGCTCCCACCCTCGACGCTCTCCCTCTTGTATCGACCCGCAAACTCCTCATCCTCCATGTCGAACGTCGTCAGCGTTACGTCCTGCTCGCCTCGACGGATCAACGTGCGCAGATGGCTCACTTCTTCCGCCCCTCGACTTTGTGCGTGACCGAGCCTCTTGTCTCGCCCGTATCAATCCACGTCTTGTCGGTCCCCTTCTTCTTCACCGTGGACGCAGCCAGCGGCGGAGGGATCTGCTCGTTCATCTTGTTGACGATTCGCTCGTGCATCATCATCCCGAGACTCTCGTACACGTCCCGGGCTGTTGCTTTCCCCGTGAGCACGTCGCCGTACCCCTGGGCAGCATGAGTCGCGAACAGTTCTTTATGCTCGGCCATCGCTGCACGAAACACAGAGCGTTCCGGACAGTTCCCAAGGCCAAACTCGTTCGCGGTCGCTCTCGCAGCAATGTCTCGTCCGGCAGATGAGAACACACCCGCTCGAACTTGCAGGCGATTGAACGCAGCAAGCTCCTTCTGAATCTCAGGGATTCGATTCCGATCATGGACAGTCACAGACATCAAACGTCTCCCGAGGTATAAGCCGACTTCCCACCAAGCGCCCGGGACCAAGCACGGTCAAACTCTCTTCGGAACTGCCCCTCCGAACCCTGATACTGCCCGGAGAGGCCGTCTCCCGATTCAGTCTGTAGCCGCCGCTCAGTCACCGCAGCAAGCTCGCACGCTCGCCACTTGACAAGAGCCGCACGCCGACGGTCGGAGATCGTGAACGAGTCATCCCGAAGCGTTTGCTCCCGGAGCTTGTCGGCCACGTCTTCCACTGCATCCGCGATCCGCTCGGTCAAGAACGCATCCGTGACCAACTCGAACTCGCCCGCAGTTCTGACCTCTGCAACCGTCGGCTCAATGCTCATACCAACTCCTACGACTCAGTGTTGACGATCAGCACGCCAACCTTGTCCATCCCGTCCATCAACGGGAAGGACTTTGCGCTGACTTTCGTCCACAGCGTCTTGACATCCTGCCCCTCGATCCACGCTTCCGCGTAGAGTCCCGGCGCAGGTTGGCCCTGGAGCTGTTCGGAGTTCATCAGCGCCTCGACCGTCGGAGCAGAGATCGTGCTTCCAACTCGGACACTCGCATCCGGCAGCAACACGATCCGATACTCGGGAAGCAACCGCTCCTCGGTGATCGCGCCGGTTTCCGCATCCTTCGAGCGCACCTTCACGTCGTACTCAACGAACGTCGGAAGCTGATACCGACTGAGCAGATTGTTCAGTTCGGTGACGGCCATGAGGCGAGCACCGTAGTCGCTTCCCCACAGGTATGTCTCTCCCACTTCCGTGTTGGCGAGCATGTAGTCCATGACCGTGCTCGAACAGATCGCCCGTGTCAGTCGGACGCCGTAGGTCCGCTGATACCAGCGGCAGTACGTCCGCAGATCGGACAGCCAATCGCAAGCTCCGACGCCTGTCACGTTGTCCCACGTGATCTGGCCGTAGTCGGAGTCCGTCCCCACCGTCACGATGTTCGCAGCGGTCGCTTGGAAATCGACCGACTGAATGATCCCGTCCTCGGAGTACGTGAACGACCCCTTGGCAAGAGCTTGCCACCGGAACCACTCAACACGGGCGAGCACGGCGTCCGTGAGCGTTGCCACGTCGTCGTACATCTCCTCGATGAGCTGCTTCCACAGATCGGACTGGTACTGCGACTGCTTGAGCCGCAGGTACGTCTTCGGGTCGATCGGCAGCTTTCGCCGCACACCCGGGATCGTCCCCTCGGCCACTTTCAGCGTTCCCCACCGCTCGCCAACGCCGGTTTCCGCTCCCTCGGCGTGAATGTTCGCCATGACCGGGATACCGGCTTTCTTCTTGACGATCTCCCAGTCAGGCCCGTTGACCGTTTCCAGTGGAAGGATCGACGGCCCAATGTACTGAGACGTTTGGTGGATGTCGTTGGTCACGTCACGGACGAACTTCGTCAGATTCGCAATCCTCAGTTCTCTTCGCTCAAGAATCTCCTGCATGTTGTTTTCACCCCCTCACTGGCTATACGAACGTAAAGCCCGTGAGCTGGGCCTTGATCGTCGCGTCCACAGTCGTCTCCAGCAGCGCCTCACGGACACGACCCTCATCCAACACACCCACAGGAGCGTCTCCCGCAGTCAATTCCACGGCTTCCGCCGTGATGTAGGCTGCATCGACGTTCAGATCGGTCCCGTCAGCGAGTGCAGCCTCGGCAACGGCTTCCATCGTTCCGGACCCATCCGAGTCCGTCCCGTTGGCTACCGACACCGGCACACCGTCCTGACCGCCCGTGAGAGCTGTCTCTGCGACAGCCGCACACGTGCCAGAACCATCTCCCGCAGCGCCAACCTCTGCGTAGAACAGAGCCTTTGCTTCCGGGTCTGCGTTGATTGCAGCAACGACTTCGGTTCCGATCGACGTGATCGTTCCGGAGCCTTCCGCAGATCCCCCAGTCAGCGCGGCCTCTGCCACAGCTTCGGCGGCTTCCGCACCCGTGCCGTCATACGTCGCCGTCACGAGCGCCTTGCATTCCACGTCGGCGTTGATCGCCGCTGCCACTTCCGCGACGGTCGATACGATCGTGCCGGTCCCCGCATCAGACCCGTTCGCGAGACTTGCTTCGGACTGCGCATCCACGACTTCGAGGCCCGTGCCGTCGTACGAAGCGGTGACAAGTGCTTTCGCTTCGTAGTCCGCATTGATCGCATCCGCGACATCCTTCGCCGTGGACGTGATTGCACCCGCTTCGCCCGTCGCCAGATTCACGGTGATCTTGCCGTCGTCGAAGTCGATCGACAGCGGCTTGTCATTCCCGCTGGGGTCGAGCATCTCGATGGACAGATCGTTCCCGCCAGCGCCCGCCACGTTCGCCGCAACGACAAGCTCCTTGTTCGTGACGCCAGAGTAGAACGTCTTGCTCGCAGGAGCAGCCGCGTCCGTGCTGTCCGTTTCCAGGACAACGGAGATCACGCCGTCGTCATAGCTGACAGCGAGCGACTGATCCGGGCCTTGGTTGAGAAGCTCAATCGACAGATCGTTTCCGCCGACTCCGGCTTCATCCGCCGTGATGACGAGTTCCTTGTTCTCCACGCCATCCCAGAGCGTCTTGCTCGCAGCCACAGCCGCGCTCGTCGCGTCGGTCGCAAGCGTCACTTGCAGCCGGTAGCCATCCACGACATCGACGGCCAGCGACTCGCTCGGTCCCGCGTTGATGAGCTGGACAGTGGCCTTGTTCCCAAGGTAGCCAGCTTCGCGCCGAGTGACCTTGATCTGCGCGTCACCCGAACCCAGATTGCCGGACGCCTTGACAGACGCAACGGCAATCGCCGCGATGACCTCCGAGGCAAGCGCCGTCGGATCGGTTCCGTCGTTCTTGAGATGAACGGTGATCTTGCCCAGATGGGCGTCGTACTCGACCTGTGTTTCGGAGAGCGAGTCCTGATCGTTGACGATCTCAAGCAGGATGCTGTTTCCAGCGGTTCCCGCTACACGAGCCGTCCAGACGAGCAGATTGTCACTCGCTGCTTCCCCCGTGCTCTTGGTCGCAGCAATCGCCGCTACGACCTCCTCGTACAGATCGTCAGCCGACCGCTTCCCTACCACGGTCCCGGACTTGACGATCTTGTTTCCATTTCCATCAGCGCTGAAAGACGCTGCCCTCAACGTCACACCATGCAGCTTGCGCCGAAACTGGCTCGAAGCGAGCCAAGGCAGGCTGGTGTTGTCGTAGAGCGTAGTCTCTGCGCCGACGAACGTTCCGCCGCTCATGTATTCCTCCTCTACGCGAGGGACTTACTGTTGCGCCCAGGGATCAATCGCACCTTGCTTCGCAGATTCGCGAGTTTCTCGCCGCCTCTGCGCCATCCCCGCACCGAAGTCCGTCGGGCCTTCCCCTTCTGGGTTCCCTGGCGGATTCCCTGGCTGCGGAGGCGTAATCCCAACCCCAGGCTGTCCCTCTGTCTCATTCCCTTCGCCTTCCCCGTTCCCAGCAGCTTCGACGCTGAGTACGCCTTGGGCTTTCAGGTTTCCCAGGAAGACCAGCTTTTCTGGATCGGTCAGCCCCTTCGGACAGATCGACTCAAACTTTGCCTTTCCTTCGTCCCCGAGAGACTCGACCTCGACGGTGAGCATCTCGGTGAACCGGCCTTGCAGTTCGGTGGTTGACGCCTTTACTGTCTCCAGCTCTGCCTTCAGTTCGGCGTTCTGTGTTTTCAACGATTCAAGCAGCTCGTCTTTCGTCTTGCCCGCAGAGTCGATCTCGCTTTTCAGCCTGTCGATCTCGCGGTCCCGTTCGCCCAGCTTCTCCTGATTCTTCTCGACGTGAGCTTGCAGAGCTTTCTGGATCTCACGGTCAATTCGCGATTGAAGCTGCGCCTCGGTGAACTGCAACACTTTCCCCGCCTCTCCGCCGCTGCCAGTGCTTCCGCCCTGGCTTCCGTCTTGCGAACCGTGGTTCGTGTCATCCGGCATGTGCCTACCTCCTGCGTTCTTAGATGTCGTTCTGCATAAAGCCGAGAGCACGCAATCTCTTGACGATCTCCGTCCTCACGCTGACGCGATTCGATTGGCGGTACAGCTCTTTGAGGGTTGTAATGTCGTTGATCGCTCGAACGACATTGATCGCGTCCCGCGCCGGTACGATGTCCGAGATCTCGCGCCCGTCCTCGACTTCGCGAACGAGTCTCTTGATGCCTTCTTCCTCGTCCATCGAGATCGTCCCGCTTTCAAGGAACGCCTCCAGACGAGAGTTGCCTTGCGCGACCCGTTCCAGCAGGTCGCCGTCAACGGTGTTCAGCCCAGGCTCCAAACGCACGCCTTCACCTGTGATCGGGTTATGAAACGTGCGGGCGTAGTCTGCGCTGTTCCTCACACTGACATTCGCCATCGCCACTCCTTCTCCTTGCCTGTGTTCGTTCCGCCCACAGTCCACACGTGTGGACGGCAAGGGGCCGCTTGTGCAGCCCCCGCCGAGTCCTCCAACGAACACGAAAGGAGGCACACCGTAGGCAACACTCACAGAGTAGGGCAACACAATACAACAATCAAGCACGATCGCGACAAGGCCCAACGTCGCTGCCTCACTCGCTTTTCTCATCAAGACAAGGAGAAAAGGCCCAGAGCAACAGGGTTTTCGGAGATCCATAGGCAAGCAGCGTGATCCTTGATTATCCATGGAGGAACGTAGGCAAATGGCGATATACTTCTACCAGAGGCGCTTTTGTCGTCCTCTCCCGGCTCTGTTCCTTCCCTTTCGCCCGAAACAGTTGAACGCAGAAAAGAGAGCGAGGGGCAATCCACGTGCGTGGACTACCCCTCTGGCTCAAGGAGGTAAAGAAATGCGCTACACGTACACGCGCTTCTTCTCTCTCAACACCTGGCTGAGATTCAGCCAGCACTCGATGATCTCCCCGCGCCGGTCGGCTACCACAACGCGGCTTCCGTCTTCCGCGAGTGGGTCATACAGCAGGATCTCAAGCTGCGGGATCGTCCCGACTTGAGGTTGCACAAGATCGTGGCAGGTAGCGCACAGGCAAATCATGTTCCACGGAACCAATGTGCATTTTCGCTCGCCCATCCCCTGCGCGTAGATCTCGTGGACCTGCGGAAACGGCGCTCCACAGATCGCACACGCCATCCCACCGGCGCTCGCAACGTGCTTCTTCCGCCATCGTTCTGACCGAGCGAACCATTCCCAGATGTACCCAGGAAAGTACGACGCCGGATCTTCAACCAGTTCGCTCAGGCACAGCATCCCCGTTGGCTGAACAACCACGTGCTCAATCTTGCGCTCGTCGCAAAGCGTCGTCGTCCGGAAGCCCTCACTCCGCATGGGCCGTGACCTCTTCCTTCACGACATCGCTGAACAGCGTAGACACCTCTCGTCCGCAGAACGGGCAGTACGACAGTCGTCGCTCGATAAGCCGTTTCTTCTCGTACTCAGGAAACACCCCGAAAGCCTCGCGCCCCCGGAGCTTGATTCCGCCTTCTTGCTGTGTCGCAAGGAACGTATCGCAGCACGGATCGAACCTGTACTTGCTCATCACTCCTCCTCGTCGTTCGGGAACTCCAGCGTCTTCGCAACGCCCAGCCCAAACGCCGCGCCTGCCTTCTGCGACAGCTCCCCTGGTTGACTCATCAGGGTGTACAGCTCCGCCATCCGCTTCTGATCCGCCTCGTCATCGAACCGCAGAACCATCTCGTGAATGTGCGTGTCGATCCCGTACTTCCTATCTGGCCTGCACTTGACCTCTACTTTCACTTGCGCCCCCTCTTCTTCGCGTTCCGTGCTTTCGTGATCTCGCCTTGCTTGCGAGCCAGTGTCTTCGCCGTCTTCCGCGCTTGGTTGTTCCCCGGCGTGTAGTAATACTTCTTGCCGGACTTGCCCCAGACGTAGTACCCGAGGCGCTTGCCGTTCCTCGACACTGTGCCTCGTTCAATTCCGGCCATCGTCGCTCCTTACTAATCCGCTTGCGTAGACTGCGCCTTCGGTCCCGGGGGGCATTTCCCATGTCCGCGCCCCGTTCTCGGCCCTGCGCCATTTGGCCCTGTCCCATCTCCTCTGGGCATCATTTCCCCCTTAGCTGATCGAGCGTCAGCACTTGCCCGTTCTTCGACAGGTCTGCAAGATCGACACTTCCAGACTTCCAGAGGTCGTACCGGCCCGCGCCCAGAATGTCTCTCTGCACCGTCCCCGATTGCTTCGCGAACCAAGCGTCGTACCGATCAGGCTTGGGAATGTCTCCATCGAGCAGCTTTTGGCTCGCTTTGCTGAACTTGCTGTCATCAATCGGCAACGACTTGAACGCTTTGACGATCGGCGCGTACGTGCATCGGCAGTGTGGATGAATCGGAAGCGCGGGCTTGCGCTCGAATACGTCGCCCTCTTCCCCCTCGGGTATCCCGTCCATCCAGTACACGGTCCCGTCCAGAGCACCGCAGATCGGACACGTCTTGTGATCCAACGTAGCTGTGAACACAACGCCCTGGAGCAATTTGCGGTTCTGCTGGTACACGCTCGTCTGAGCTTTGTCGATCGTTGCCTGGTAGTGACCATGCACGATCGTTTCGAGATCCTTGCGTACGGCCTTGTCGAATAGCTCTCGCGCTGCCCCGAGATTGCTCTGGAGCTTCTCAGCCGCAGCCCATCCCGCTCCGCGTGCCTGAGCCATGGTTTTCCCCGAATACAGCGCTTCTTGGAACCCCTCTGCGAATGCTTTCTGTGCCAGCTTGTCGATCTGACCGCCAAGCCGGTCGAACATATTGGCGATCGCTTGCTCGTAGCTGACACCAGCTACCGGCATCTTGAGAATGTCGTCGATTCGCTTGAGCGCGAGCGCCTGGTAGTTCGTGGCCTTGGCAACCACCATCGGAACCGCTCCCCGGAACACAGTCATCGCCAACTCTTCTTCCGCCGTGAACGCCTCTGCAAGGCGGTCCTTGAGAGTTGCCGTCATGTCCTCTCGGGCGAGCGTCAGGTCAATCCGGATCTCTTCGACAAGCGACTCAACGCCTTTCTTCGTCAGTGGCTCATTGCTCGCAGCCACGAGCTTGTCAAGAGCTTCCTTTCGCACCTGCCCAAGCTGCTGGACTAGTTCTTCCATGACTCCGTTCTCAACCTGAATCATCATCGCACGGTGGCGAACGATCCGGCCCATCAGCTTCTCGTTCGCGCTCATCGGTTCAAGCGGATCTGCTCAAGCTGTCTCGCAGCCAACACTTGCGAGCAATCAACCGTCACAAGCCCCTTGTCCTTTCGCACCGACACGTGTGATTTGGCAACGGCCCCGACCTCTGAGAGCGCTTGTGCGGGAGAGATCACAATCCCTTTCCCTCTCCCGTCGGGGTGAACGACTGCGAACTCTCCGGACTCGTCTTCGTGGAATTGCAGGCCAAGCATCTTCTTGCTTGCGTCTTTGTACACGGTGGCGCTTCGCGTTTTGCCCAAGTCCCACGCTGCCACAGTCTGCGATCCAATGTAGACAGCCTTCGGGCTGTTCTTCCCCGTGATCCGGGCAACACCGATCGGAAGCCCCCGGACCTTATGATTCGTCACTTTCTCCCAACTCATCAGGCTCCTCGCTCACTTGGTTTGCAGGGCTTTCCGCTCGCGTCTCCAGTCGGTTCTTCCAGCTCGCGCTCATCTCTTGCTCTTGCTGCTCACGCGCTGCTTTTGCCTCTGCGAGGATCTCCCGCACGTCCCACTCGCTCGGGAGGACACCTGCGTGTTGGCAAATCTGGAGCAACCGATCATCAGTCATCAATCCAGCGTCTTTCAGCGAGAAGGCGAGCTTGGCGTTCTCTCGCTTGTCCTCCGGTTCTTCGAGGCCAAGATCCGGGTACACCGGAACGAACACTTGTTGCTTCATGTACTCCTGCGGACTGAGCTTCCCATCCAGCACGGCGAGCATTCCGAACAGCTCTCCGAACTTCTCCGTCAGCAGGTCCACTCGCTTCTCCACGTACTGAATCCCGTCACGGGTCAGCACAAGCAAGGCTTTTCCAGACGGCGTATTCCCAGCAGCTCGGATCTCTTCGTCGCTGAGTTGGCTGACTCGCCCCGCTTGGAACAGCTTGCGAAGATGTCGCGCCAGCTCCTCTTCGAGCGTGGCCGCTTCCGTGTGCAGAGGGACGGCGTTCATCATGTCGTCCTTCTCGCACGAGAAATACCGCCCAGGAGCAAACTCGAACTCGCTCACACTGCCGTACAGCATCGGCATCGTTGCCAGTCGGTTCGTAATCCGGATGTCCGTGAGCACTGCGTTCACGAGCAGTTGCGGCTCCATCAACTCGTCGATGATCGACATCGCAAGCGGGAACTCATCCAGCTTCTTGCAGGGAATGTGAATAACAGGCAGGAACGGAAGCCCGTGCATTTCTACTCGGGCCACTTCGTTATCGACCTTGAGCATGTACTTCTCTCGGTCGATCCGGTACTCCATCTTCACTCGCTGCCGCTCGCCGTTCTCGTCGATGTAATGATCCGTCCACTTGAACACCCACGCATAGATCTGGCTCACGTCTTGGGAGTCGTAGAGCACGTCTACGTCTTGCGTGTTCATTCGCGAGACGCGGAGTTGGCCGTTCTCACGGCTTGGGATCAGAAACAGGTTGCCGGTCTTCTCGGTGTACCTGTTCCACTCTTCCTGAAAGCTCCAGAACGTCCCCATTCCATTGGACGAGAACAACCGTTGCCCGAGCAGTGGCATCAGCCAATCGCTGACGAGCTTCTTGCGGTTGCCTGCCACGTCGATCTGAAAGCGTGTCGGGACCGCTTCGGCTCGCTTGTCCACGATCGGTCGAACTTCGTTATGGAACACAAAGAACCGCTTCTGCTGCTTCGTGTTCCCCGGCAGGAAGCGGGCCTTGTGCTCGTCCCACATGTTCGTGAGGCCCATCTCTC